TGTCTCGTGGGCTCGGAGATGTGTATAAGAGACAGGTAATAAGTTGCTGCAGCTGGCAAACGGAGCTGTGTACGACAGCGATAAAGCTGTTATACAGGTTCATGACGCGAAAATCACAGCGCTAAAAGAAATCATAGAAGCAAATGACGGGAATCCGATTTTAGTCTTTTACAATTTCAAGCACGACAAAGATCGGATCAAAGAAGCCTTTCCGAATGCGCGAGAATTGCAAAATTCAGGCGATATAAGGGATTGGAACGCAGGAAAAGTAAAACTACTCATAGCGCACCCGGCAAGCGCGGGATACGGTCTCAATTTGCAAGCTGGAGGACATATCATAGTTTGGTTTGGTTTAACTTGGAGTCTGGAACAGTATCAGCAGGCTAACGCAAGACTGGAAAGGCAAGGACAGACGGAGCCGGTTATCATACATCACCTAGTCGCGAAAGGTACGGTGGATGAGCTAGTTATGCAAGCTTTGAAACGAAAAGAAAACGGGCAGGACGCCATGATGAACGCAGTTAAGTTGTTAGTTGAAAAGGAGATAGAAAATGAAATTAAAGAAGTTACTGAGATTCATTCCGGATGTTAACACAACACGAGTTATCAGAGAAAGCAGGGGGCTATACGGTCAAACGTACAAAGTGATGTTTGAAGGCCAATGTGAAAAAATCCCGTACTGGCTTGTGGATTTTGAGGTTATGGCAGTGACAAGCGGGGATGGTAAATTGGTCATTGAGGTGTGCGATGAATAGTGCGGACATGGTGAACAGGCCGCCGCACTACAATAAAGGCCGTGTAGAATGTATCGATGCGATTGAAACGGCAACAAGTGATCTAAGCGGTATCGAAGCGGTGTGTACTGCGAATGCGATTAAGTATCTGTGGCGCTGGAAGCAGAAGAACGGAACGGAAGACTTGAAGAAAGCCAGATGGTACATAGATCACTTGCTAGAAAGGATTGACGAGAAATGACGGTTAAAGAGTTTTTACGGTCAGTCAGAGAGCAGGACAGATTGCTGCGTGCATACGAGCAGGAATTAGAAGACTTGAGGCGCAGAGCGTATAACATCTCAAGTCCGAAACTTGGCGATAAAATACAATCAAATCATTTAGCTACTCTTGATGAGATCGTCGATAAGCTGGACTCACAGATCGAGAAGGTAAATGCCGTTTGGGACGAGTTGATCGATAAACGTGATCAGGCTAAAGCACTGATTGACAAGGTAGATGACGAGAGCAGCAGATGCGTACTGTATCGGTATTACATATTGATTCAGACATGGGAGCAGATAGCCGTGGATATGAATTATACAATTCGAAGGATTTATCAGCTGCACGGTCAAGCTTTGAAAAATTTAGAGGATGATTTCACTAAATTTCATTATATTTCACTATAAGACGTGTTATTATGATACTGTGAAAATATCGTGAGATACTTTCCTCCTCAATTTTAGAAAAGCACATGCCACTCCCCGGTGTGTGCTTTTCGTTTGTCCGAAGAAGGGAGGTGGTGGTGTGACACCGAGGCAAGAAAAATTCTGCGTTGAGTACTTGATTGATTTAAACGCAACACAGGCAGCTATAAGGGCCGGGTATCGTGAGAAAACGGCATATTCGATGGGACAGCGGTTGTTGAAGAATGTTGAAATAAAAAGCCGTATTAAGAAAATGCGTGATGAATACTACGATAAAACGATCATGTCGGCAAAAGAAGTCGAGTATCTGCTGTCTAAAGCAGGCAGGGGCGAACTTAAAGAAGAAGTAGTTGTGATTGAAGGTGTCGGTGACGGGTTCAGTGAATCAAAAATCATCAAAAAGCGTTTATCTGCGAAAGATCGTATAAAAGCACTGGAACTCATGGGGAAACGCCACCACCTCTTTGAAGATCAAAATAGCAAGACCGGAGAGGAAGAGGTGCTGATTATCGATGATACAAATTAAACTTAGCGAAAAGATAGCGCCGTCGTTCTTCTCTGTACATAAAGACGTAAGGCAGCACAGACACACGCATTACGTGCTGGCCGGTGGCCGAGGCAGCACAAAGTCTTCTTACGTATCGCTTGAAATTCCACTGCTGCTTATGCAGAACCCGGAATGCCACGCTGTCGTTTTGCGAAAAGTTGCAAATACGCTTAGAAATTCTGTTTATACACAGATGGAATGGGCGCTTGACGCACTGCACATATCGGACAAATGGAAAATGACGGTTAGCCCGATGGAGATGGTCAGAAAGGCGACAGGACAGAAAATACTCTTCTTTGGCGTTGACGATAAAGCGAAAATCAAATCTATCAAGCTGCCGTTCGGTTATGTCGGTGTTGTCTGGTATGAGGAACTTGATCAGTTCGCTGGCATGGAAGAAATTCGCAATTTAAACCAGTCCCTTATGCGCGGCGGGTCTAAATTTTGGTGTTTCTCATCTTACAATCCGCCGAAATCGGCGAACAACTGGGTTAATGAGGAAATGCTTCTCGATGAGAAGGATAGGCTTGTTCACCGTTCAGACTACTTAAGTGTCAATCCGGACTGGCTGGGGCCGCAGTTCATTTACGAAGCCGATAAACTCAAAGCGAAAAATGAAACAGCCTACCGACATGAATATCTCGGGGAAATCACAGGTACCGGCGGAGCTGTTTTTGAAAACGTCACAGAGAGGCGGATTACCGACGAAGAAATACAGCAGTTTGATCGTAGGAAGTATGGTCTGGATTTCGGTTTCGCAGTAGACCCGTTGGCTTTTGTTTCTATGCACTACGACTCGAAACGAGAGATTCTGTACATTTTCGATGAGATTTATCAGCCGAAGCTGACGAACAGGCAGGCGGCGGTAAAAATAAAAAAGAAAATTACAGAAACGGCATTAATTCGCGCGGATAGCGCGGAGCCAAAGTCAATTAAAGAGTTAAACGAATTGGGATTAAGAGTGATGGCAGCTAAAAAAGGCCCCGATAGTGTCGAGTTTGGGATTCGATGGCTGCAGGGGCTTTCGGCTATTGTCATAGATAAAAAGCGCTGTCCGAATACGTATAAAGAATTCGTGACATACGAGTATGAAACAACGCGCGACGGGCAATATATCAGTGCTTATCCGGATAAAAACAATCACGCGATAGACGCGGTGCGCTATGGCTGTGAAGATCTAATGCCCGCACGGTTCAAGATTAAAGCCGTGCGGAGTAATTTATATTGAGGTACGACATGGATAAATACAATTTGTTGACAGATGCATATTTCGGTACCGGGCTCTTCGAAACCGGTGCCGGACTTAGGCAGCATCCGCGGGAAGACCCGGCGAATTATAAAGACCGACAGGGGCTCGCTTACTACTTGAATTATACCGGGCCGATTGTCAATGCTGCGGTAGATCCGATTTTCAAGAACGATATCAAGCGCGATTATAACGGGTCAACACTGTTTCAGGCATTTCTTGATGACTGCGACCGAACCGGCACAGACTATCAGGATTTCTGTAAATCGGCAGCTATGCAGGCAAAGCTATACGGTGTTGTCTACATTGTTGTCGATAACAGCGATGAACTGGCGGAACGCAGAAGTGACGCTGTCGCAGGACGCAAGCTGCCGTTTCTAAAAATTATTACACCCGCGCAGATTAAAAATTGGGCAATTGACCGATACGGCCGTTTAACGATGTTTCAGTACACCGAGACATCACAGGTCGGAGCGAACGCGAAAAACACGGAGACGTATACTTGGACACAGGACGCATGGGCAATCGGGAATGGCGATGGTAAAACGACAGGTAGCCACAACATAGGTTGTGTTCCGGTTGTGCAGTGGCTTGCGAGAAACACGGACAGGAAAATTATTAAACCGCCGTCGGAGTATTTATCGGTAGCACAGGCGAATTATTTTCTTTATCAGCTTTGCAGCTGGCATACTCAACTCTTGAGAGATCAGGCTTTCGGCATTCTGACAATGCCCGATGACGGCAGCGGAGAAGTAACGGTTGGCACGAATAACGCGCTTATCTATCCGGCTGACGCGTCGCATACGCCCGACTTCATTGCGCCACCTGCAGCCCCTGCTGAAATGCTAACTGAACAGATGGACAGGATTATTAAAGAGATGTTCCGCATGTCAGGCTTAGATTCAGTGATTGGCGTGCAGAGCGACAAGAGTAAATCAGGCGTAGCCAAACAATGGGATTTTGAGAAAACCAATAAGCGGCTGGCGGATTTTGCTGTACGCTGCGAGGACGCAGACGAAGCCATCGTTAAATTATTTGAGATGTGGTCAGGTGAGACGGTCGATTACAACTGCGAATACCCGCGAGACTTCAAGATTAACGATGTTGTTGATTCGTTGTCAAATGCGGCTGCAGCACTTGAGCTTGGATTTGATAGCCCGACATATAAACTGGAAGTTCTGAAAAAGGTACTGGAAGCGTACATGCCGAATCTGCCGCCGGAAACTTACGACAAAATGATTGAAGAGGTCGCGGCCGCCATTGAAGAGAGCAAGCAGAACAGCGCATTTGAAGACGGTGATGTAGATGATCCTGACGGAAACGGACAAGACGATTAAAGCTTTCGAAGAAGAAATAAAACGGCTTTTGAAAGCGGGAAAAACATCGAAACAGGCCGTTGACGAAGCCTACAAGCTGTATCCGGTCATGAAAATCATGCAGGGGGAAATAGAGCCGCAGCTAATCGGAGAAATGAAAAGAGGCGGCGCGGTAGGTGTCGCCAAACCGCTGCTAAAAAAAGCGTCTACTGCGGTATGGGCTGCTGACGGACTGACATTGTCAAAGAGAACAACGCAGGGGGCAAAAGAGGTTACAAAGCAAGCCGCCGCGGTTATCGCCGAAGCGGTAAAGAAAGGGCAGACTGTACAAAAAGCAGCTCTTGCGCTTTTCGATGGGTACGGCTACGGACACACACTGCCGGAACAAGATATCCCCGATTTTTTAAAGCAGCTGACGCAGATTGCAAAAGCAAAAGACTATGGCGGCGCAGAGTTTCATAAAACGATGCGGGCGGTGGAACGAAACCTGAAGAAGCTGAATGTGCAAGGGCTGAAAGCCGCGTACACGCAAGTGAAGAATGCCGTACTGTCAGGAAATGAAAAACGCATTGAGAAAGCGGTTTATACAGCGACGCAGGAGCGCACGCGGTACTTTGCACGACGTATCGCGCGTACCGAGATGGCAAGGGCGTATAATGACGGCTTTATGGCAAAATGGGCGACTGATGAAGACTGTGTAGCGTTTAAGTGGAAAATGTCCACGGCGCATCCGTTTTGCGATATATGCGATATGTATGCAGAAGCCGATTTGTACGGCATGGGGCCCGGGATATTTCCGAAAGACAAAGTACCGACGCTTCCCGTTCATCCGAACTGCATGTGTCACCTGCGGCCAGTGATGGTGGGATCCAAACTACTGAAAAGCGAAACACCGCACGCAAGAATAGAAGAAGGTGGCAGAGAATGGCTTGCTAAGCAGTCGCTTCCGAACCGCCAAAGAATACTTGGCGTGTACGGCGAGAAAGACGTCAAAGCAGGGCGGAGCTGGACAGAAAAAGCGCGCGGATACAGCGGCGGAAAGATGAAAAGCAGGATAAAAGATGGTACAATAAAAGAAAAAGACTTTGAAAAAGAACTGCAAAGCTTAGGTGTTAATGTCGATCTATCAGCTCTGAAAGAACCGATAAGAGAAGCTAATATGGCGGAAGTGCTTCAAGTTGTTAACGACAACCCGAAGTTGGCAAAGCATATAGAAAAGTATGGGCTTGATATAGAAACGAATCTAAGCGGAGTGGCGAATGGCGCTACGCAATTCAGCATGCTCCCGGGTAGTATAAAGGTGAGGCTGAGTTCAAAGCTGCTACACGATGTAACGGCTATTAAAACAAGCGTTGCGGCGCAGGAAAAATCAGGGTTTAAGATGCCCGCGGCTGACAAAGAAGCTCTGCACTACACTGCAAGTCACGAGTTTGGACATGTTCTTGAGGTAGTCGCTTTGTATGAGCGAACACAGGGTTTACCGACGTGGGCAGTTGGCGACGAGTTTAAACGGCAAGCAAAGCTTATTCGAAAAGAAATCATAGCATGCGCTAAGGAAATCGATAAAAAGGTGAATTTCAGAAATTACACAAAGTATTTATCTGAGTATGGTCGTAAAGATGAGTTTGAATTTTTCGCAGAATGTCATGCAAATATGAGATGCGGCAAAACTAATGTCTTGGGGCAGGCTTTGAAAAAATGGTTAGAGAGGTGGAATGGAGATGGATAAAATGTGCACATTATCAGATTTGGCTGATAGACCTTATTTTCTTACGAATAAAAAATGGTACTATGAAGACGAAGAAGGAAATCTACAGCTTACGCATGAAGCGCCGCCAAAAGCGGTAAAAAGCTATAATGATTTTTTTAAAAAGCCCGAGTTCGACAAAAAGGGTATAATGACACTACTGTAGTTACGCGTAAAAATATTTAATTTTTTGTTGTTTAATAAGCACTCATAACGAGTGCTTTTATATTGCCTTTTCGCGGGGCAGGAACCCGTCCGCAGGCGTTAAAGAACGGTCTTTTTTGTTGGGACAGGAGCCCATTATTACAGTACACAGGAGGTACTTATTATGACATTGGCAGAATTGTACGAAGCGTTAAGCAAATTGGAAAATGGCGCGGAGATGATATCAGCTGTAAAAACGGAGATCTCACGACTGAACGGTGAATCTGCAAAGTTCCGCACATCTAAAAATGAAGCTGACGCGAAAATCACCGAACTTACCGCAAAGGTGGAAGAACTTGAGGCGAAAGGTACAGGAGACCAAACCGCCGCCGAGAAAATGCAGAAACAGCTGGACGAGCTGAACAAAAAGTACGAAGCGGCTGAAAATGCCCGGAAAGAAGAACAGGCTAAACGGGTACAGGCGGACATTATGCAGCAGACCGTAGCGGCTCTTACGAAAGGCAACGCGGCTAATCCTGCTGAAATCGCAAAAATCTTGGTCGGTTCTATCAAAGCGGATGAAGACGGTACTTATAAATTCACGAATGCCAAGAATGAATCAGTCTCTATTGAAGACGGTGCCGCAGGCTGGCTGAAAGATAATGCGTGGGCGGTAAAAGACACGCAGAATCCCGGAAGCGGCGGAGGCAACGGCGGAAGCGGGAGACAATCACAGCCGCAGGGGCTGCAGGCGGCAGTTGCGGCTGCATTGAATAAGTAATTTTTTTAAAGAAAAGAGAGGTAAAAACACATGCCGGTAACTTTAGCACAGGCAAAACTCAATGTACAGGATGATCTTCAGGCAATGACCATCGATGAGTACGCAAAATCAAATTTTATCTGGGATCATATTATTTTTGATGACGTAGTATCCCCTGTCGGCGGCGGGGCTACTCTGACTTACTCTTATAACCGCGTGAAAACACAGCCAAAGGCGGATTTCCGTTTAGTTAATGAAGAGTACACCGCGCAGGAAGCTGACAAAGAGCAGAAATCCGTCAATCTGGCGATTTTCGGCGGCTCATACAAAGTAGACCGCGTCATTGCGAAGATGGGCGGTGTCGAGAATGAGGTAACTTTCCAGATGCAGCAGAAAATCAAAGCGGCATCCGCGCTTTGGAATGATACCGTTATCAACGGCGACACCGGAACGAACAACAAAGCATTTGACGGGCTTGAAAAAGCGCTGACCGGGTCTTCTACGGAATACAAACCCGCAGCGGCAATTGACTTGTCTTCCGGGTCTGCTATTGACAGCAACTATAGGACATTCCTCGACACTCTCGATGAATGCTTAGGACTAATGGATGGCGAGCCGTCCGCGCTTCTTATGAACGCAGCACTCTACACGAAATTTAAAGCCGTCGCTCGTCGTGCGGTAGCTTATACAGAAACGAAGGATGATTTCGGGCGTCCTGTTCTCACGTATAACGGCATTCCGATTGTCAATCTCGGCGCAAAATCCGGGTCTAATGATCCCGTTGTGCCGATTGATACGGCCAAGGGCACAACGTCTCTCTACGCAGTACGCTTCGGCATTAACGGATTCCATGCTGTTTCGATGGCGGGTGTAGCTCCGGTGCAGACATGGCTGCCTGATTTCAAGACATCTGGGGCAGTAAAGTCGGGTGAGGTGGAAATGGTGGCCGCGGTCGCACTGAAAGCGACGAAAGCGGCTGCAGTTCTTAGAAATATTAAAGTTAAATAAGGGAGGTACAAGATGGCACAGATTATAGCACCGAATAAAGATTATACCGGTGAAAGTGCTTCTGTGACATTCGTTAAAGGCGTCGGAGAAACTTCTGACGCCTATTTAATTGAGTGGTTCAAAGAGCACGGGTATACCGTTATTGACGATGAGGTCGCAGAAGTACCGCCGGAAGTACAGCCGGTAGCTTCTGAAACTGCAGAAACCGAAGAGGATCCTGCAGCCGACGTCGAAACCGAAGAGCAGCTTGAAGAGATACAGGAGAAACCGAAGAGAACACGTTCTTCAAGAGCAAAAGCAGCTGATGCAGAATGAGCACCGCGGATATCTTCAAGAGGCGGCTAAGACAGGCGGTTAAAGAGAGCACCTTAACCGTGGCAGAGCACGCACAGGATAACCACAGGTTTAAATCAAGAACTGGCGCATTAGAGCAGTCGGTAATGACTGATTATAGGGCCGGTGGATTGACTGGTGTTATCACGCTGGATTTAAATCGTGCAAATTATGGGTATTTTGTACATCACGGATTCCCTGCGCATACCATTCGCGCCAAAAACAAAAAGGCTCTTCGGTGGCCATCGGGTGGTAGATTTGCTTTCGCTAAAAGCGTCCGCCACCCCGGATTTGCCGGGGATCCTTTTGTTTTTAACGCTTTAGATGCGTGCGATAGTGAGATTGACTCCATATTTGACCGGTATGCGGAATTAGCTAAATCGGAGGTGGAAAATGCTCTTAACAGTCGATGATCTAATAACAAAAGACGAACTGCTGGGGCCGGTTCTAACCGAAGAAACATTGGCCGATGCACATGACTATTTATATTATTTGGCGTCGCAAGTAGGCGTTGAGAAATCAAAAGTGCAGGCTACGGTATTAGTCAAACGGTTTATTACCGCTTATGCTTTCCACGCGACGGCGGTTAATAAATCGTTCGGCTTACCCGGCAGCATGTATAGCGATGGCAAGGACATCGATGCTTACGCGAAAAAGGTGCAGATATATTCTGATGAAGTAAAAATGCTGGAGAATCGGCTGCAGACTGCGGAGGCTTTTACGGGTACTTCGCAGTCTTCCGGTTTTCGGGCGGTTAAGATTTTTCGAGGGTGAGTATGGCTTGGCTTGAAATTTTGAAATACCTGCAGGCTGAACTGAAAAAACAGAAAGCGGCACAGGAAATAAAACTGGGTGCGTACGATCCGCGGACGATTAAAAACACTGACGGAATTATTCTGCTTATGCGCGGAAATGAACAGCCGGATAATGATTCAGATATGGTCGATTATGAAACTATAACACTGTATCTTGAATGCTGGATTCGTTATGACGGCACGGAACTATATGTCGGTTATGAAAAACTGGCCGCGCTGGAAAGCAAAGTGGATGCCGTTCTGCAGAAAATCCGCACCGTGTCGGGCAAAGTAACGAATGCTATTCAACTTATGGATATTCGAGTTAGCCGGAAGACAGGAGATCCCGGTGGTTTGCGGCCACTGTACGGCGTGCAATATGAAATAACAGTTACTGTATACGAAAGCGAGGATTGAATATGGCAGTACAAGCGAGAGGTTATAAAGCCTCTACTACGATAGATTTTGAAAGCGCTTATAACAAGGCACCAGTAACGAAAAAAGGAATACTGCTGCCGATTAATAAAAACGAAATGGAGAAAAAGCAGACGCTTATTTCTTCGGATACGATTACCGGGAGCCGTAATAACACGATTTCCAGTCTGGGGCGCGTAAGCGTTGACGGAAATGTGACCATCCCGGCTGATTTTCGCGCTATCGGCTATTGGCTGAAAGCGTTACTTGGTGCGCCTACGAGTGTAAAAGGCACGGGCGTTAATACACACACGTATAAAGTTGGCGACACGCAGCCGTCCTTTATTCTTGAAAAGGCATTTCCCGATTCGGGCAAGTACTTTTTGTATCGAGGCTGCAAAGTGAATACGCTGAAATGGGGCTTCGGCGAGGATAGCGAAATGACCGTTGAACTGGCCATAATGGGCGCTCTGCGTGAAATTGCGTCCGCAACATATGACGCGTCCGCTACATCGATAGCGAAGCTTCCTATTTCTCAAAATCACACATATGTCAAGATTGGCGGCACAGAAAGCGAAATCGTTAAAACGGGCGATTTTACCCTGGACGCAGGGCTTGATGGCGATCAATACGTTGTCGGCAAAGGCGGTATTCGAGGAGATATTCCTGAAGGGCTATTTAAAGCAAGCGGAAATATCGAAGCATTGTTTATGGATACTTCTATGATGTCGCTTGCAGACACCGGCGCGAAAACATCACTTGAAATCGGTTTTAAAATGTCGGAGAATTGCAGTTTGGCATTTACCTTTCCGGAAGTGCAGATTGAACCGCATGACGCGCCGATCGATGGACCCGCGGGGGTTTCTGTGAAATTTGCATGGAATGCATTTTATGAAAGCAACGCACAGAAAAGTACTGTGCAGGTTGTATTGAAAAATGATAAGGAGTCTTACTGATGGTCGAAATAAAGACAATGACGAGAAAGCAAGTCAAAGACCTGCGTAAAGCAGGTCTTGATTTAGTTTTGCTTGGCGAGGCAGATAAAACAAAGACAATTGAAGCTCTTGAATGGGTTTTCGATCACGTCTATCCGGAACTGGCCGATGATGATGAACTTTCTTACCGGGAAATGATCCGGATTGCTACTGAAACGTTTGAAAAGACATACGGAACGGATGCAGAAGTAAAAAACTAACAGATGCCTACCACTGGGAATGGTCACCGCACCGGGAATACTGTGAGAATTGTCAAAAGCTGCACAGAAAACTGAATAAGAAGCCTCCTTGTGCCGAGTGCGAGCATAGGAGGCCTTTTTTGTCAGGAGAAAATACGGAAGCGTGGGAGCTGTGGAGCTACTGTGCGGGGCAAGTTCGTACCAGCGGATTAGGCGACATTATCGGAATTGATTATAGCGCACTATTTCAGGTCGCAATTGTACTCGGGATTGATGTAACTCCGGGGATTTTAAAAAAGATAAATGCGATGGAAATGATCATGCGGGAAGAGGTGAGGAAAATTGGCAAGCAGCACTAAAACGATTGAAGCGCGCATTGAAGCAAAAGATAATGCTTCGGGGTCTATCAGCAAAGTTAAAGCGGAACTGAACAAGCTCCGAGATAAAAATATAAAAATAAACGTGAACACATCGGGCGCAGAATCTAAGATCTCTGGTATAGCGCAGAAAATCAGCTCTGTAGGAAACGGAATGTCCGGGGGGCTTACCGGGATTCTATCAAAAGCGGGTCCCGCAGGATTGGCGATTGCGGGAGTAACTGCAGCAGTTGCAGGGTTAGGCGCAGCTCTTGGTGCCGCAGGTGATAAATTTATAGGCTACAACGCTAAGATGGAGCAGACTAGTATTGCGTTTACTTCTATGCTCGGCTCTGCGCAAGACGCCAAGGTTATGATGGACCAGCTGCGTAAATTTGCGGCGGATACGCCATTCGAATTTGAGGATATCGCTCCCGCGGCGCAGCAGTTAAAAGCGTTCGGCTTCGAGGCGCGTGATATTATCCCTACTTTAACCGCGGTGGGAAATGCATCTGCAGGTCTTGGTAGAGGCGCCGAAGGATTGAAGCAGATGGCTTTCGTCATGGGGCAGATTAAAACAACCGGAAAACTGATGGGGCAGGATGTCATGCAGTTGTCCCAGCTAGGGATTCAGGTCAAAGATATTTTAGCTAAAAACTTAGGACTTGCCGCAGATCAATTGTCGGATATCGGGAACCAGGGCATCAGTGCCGACGCGGCCATAAAAGCGCTCACGGAAGGCATGAATGAACGGTTTCCGAACATGATGGCCAAGATGTCCAATTCTTTCTCCGGTATGCTGAGCACCATTAAGGACAACGCAAGCCAAATACTCGGTAAAATCGGAGAACCGCTTTTTAACAGCATGAAAAATGTGATCGGCAAAGTCCGTGATGTGTTTAATACAGCTCTTAAAAACGTAAATACAAAGGGACTGTCGCATATTTTTGATGACTTGGTTCCCAAAGGGCTTGCGAATCATATCAGCCACCTTTTCAACTCAATCGGGCAATGGATTTCTGCGATCATGCCTGTTATTGACAATTTGTCATCCGCTCTTGGCGATCTGTTCAAGCCCCTTTTAGAAGGCGATGGCAAACTATTTTTGGATATGCTAGACACTGTCGCAACGGTGACGGTTAATGTGTGGCGCGTGGTAAGCGGCGTTATCGCGGACATTGCGGCGGTTATTGGTTCGGTAGAATCTTATATCGTAAGCGTACTGAACGGTATACGTGGTGCATTTGACACTTTGTATAACGGACTGCTTAGCGGAATCGTGCAGCTGGCCAACCAATTTTTGGCGACCGTGGGTGACTGGCTGTCACAAGCATATAACGCTATTGTCGATTTCGTGAATGCCTGCTTGGACAAACTCGGGGTCGTCGGTACGGCCATTAGAAAGATTGCAAGTATGGTCGGCGCAGAAATTGAATCCGCAAAAGACGCAGTTACAAACTCTAAAACGTTTCAAGCACTGACCAATCTCGTGACAATTGACGGAAATATTACTTCAAAAGTGGAGAAGGGGCCTACTGATTTTGTTAATCAAGGTGGTGGCTCTGTTGGTGGTGGCGGAAGCGTCGGGGGTTCAGGAGGCGGTGGCGCTGGTGCTGTAGACAAAGCGCAAAAGAAAATTGAAGAGCTGACAAAAAAGATCGCCGATGCCGTTTCGGATTTATCCGATAAAATCCTTGACGAAACGGGAACAGCTTACGAAAAAGGAATCGGCAAACTGAATAGAGAAATAGCCAAAGTAAAAAAAGAAATTGAAGAAGCCGCGGCTGCAGGAGTTAATACGGACGCACTGCAGGCAAAACTTGAAGAATATGGCCGTGTTATAAAAGATAAACTTGTAAAAAAGTGGAAAGAAGCTAATACAGATCTTGTTAATGATACGAACCTTGCACTAGCTAAAATGACTAAAAGCATTTCGGCACAGGCGGAAGCACAGTATCAAATTGATCTGGAAAAGCTAAAACGCGAAAAAGAGAACAAGCTAAAAGAAGTTGCACTGACTCAAGATAGCGCCGAAGCTAAACTTGCGGTAGAGCGCTGGTATAATGCGCAGCTTGCACTTATCACGAAGCAGCGAGACGACGAATTGGCTAAAGAACCAAAAACTTGGAGTGAAGCTTGGAATACGGCGCTGCAGCAGATGGTCGAGAACTTCGGGTCTAAAGGTAAGCAGATGCAGGACGCCATGAGCAGTGTCGCATCCTCGATGGCAGACGGTTTTACAGATATGTTTACCGATGTGCTGACTCTCGATTTTAAAAACATCGGAAGCTCTTTTAGTAACATGATTAAAAGCATGCTAAAAGCAATCGCTAATTTCATGGCAAAACAGGTCGTGACGAGTTTTTTAAGCCGGTTTTTAGGCGGTGGCGGGGGAGGCCTCGGAACTGGGATTTCTCTCGGCGGCAACTTTAGCCAGAGCTGGGGTGACCGGATGATTGCGTCCGTAGCGCCTAAACTTAGTTTTCGCGCTAACGGCGGCCCGGTATCCGCCGGGCAGGCATACATCGTCGGAGAACGCAGACCGGAGCTGTTCGTCCCCCGCACATCCGGCACGATTATCCCGAGTGTCAATGTAGGTCGACAGGCGCCGGAAGTGCAGGTGGTTGTTCAGAATAATACTGGTACGCCAATGCAGGCTAAAACGCAAACAATGCAGCAATCGGATGGCCGGGTTCTGAAAACGATTATACTGCAGACCGTAGCAAATGCTGTTTACACAAATGAAGATCACATGCGAGATGTCATAGCAGGCGTTCGCGGAGGTTAATATGCTGAAATTCCCGAATATCAAAAATCCTATCTACCCGCTAAAGCATAAGCGGGTAGATCATACATACAAAATGGAGCAGGACAATGAAACTATCAACACGCGGCCGAGGTTTACGAAAAAACCGCTGCATTTTACTTTGCAGTGGTCAGCTTTACCCGCGGCCGATTATTCATTGCTTGATACATTTTTTAACAATCAGACCTACGGCAATGCTTTAAAATTCCAATGGACGTATCCGCCGGAACCGGGGTGTAAGTTTGCTGGGCAGACGTTTACCGTCCGATTTTCCGGAGATCTTGAATTTGACCTTGTTAATCCGGGGCTGTTTTCAGGGCAGATAACACTGGAGGAGGCATAAATGGAATTATCTACAGCCGCAATCGTTGAAAAGAATAAAACGGCTTCTAACGGTGCTGATCTTCTTCTGTGTGATATTACGTGCAGAGATGAAAGTCTGCACTTAGTAGCTAACAACGAAAATATTGTATTTCAAGGCGTCACTTACTACGCTTACGCATTCAGCGTCGATAAAATCAAAGTAAGTAGTACGGAGATGCCGTCGGCAAGATTGAATATCAGCAACATCACCGGATCTATGCAGGCTTTGCTTGAAAAATATGATGGCGCGGACGGCGTTACCGTGTCTCTTAAAGCTATTAATACAAATGTCCCAGATGAGATTTTAGATGAAGAAGTATTCGACGTTATCGGCTCATCTGCAGATAAAAAGACAGCAACGCTGAATATTGGCACCAGTTTTTCGTTGCAGAAACGCTTCCCCGCAACTCGCGTATTGAAAGATTTTTGTCCTTTTAAATTCAAAGGTCTCCGCTGTGGATATAAGGGGATCGTGACAACCTGCAATAAAACACTTTCGGACTGTCGCAAGTGCGGTAATAATAAGCGTTTTGGCGGATGCCCGACGGTGCCGCAGGGAGGCCTTTATGTCAGAGATAACTGATCTGATCGGAATACCGTTTTCGGAAATGAAATGTTGGGATTTGGTGCAAGAATACTACCGACGGAGTGGTAAAAGCTTACCAGACTATCGCGAGCTGCTTACCGCTGACGGGGTTCCCGACGGGCACGATCAGTATCAAGAGCTCAAAGAGCCTGAAATCGGCTGTATCTGTATATATTCGTTTAAGGGTCACGGTATTGATCACGCAGGTGTATATATTGGTGACAATCAACTTCTGCACGCCACGGAAGGCGGTGTGTGTATTGAACGTTTTTCTAAATTTTTACCGCGGCTGAAAGGAATGTATAAATGATCCATGTAATTATCGTTAATAATCCGTTTGACAGGCGGCAAAGAAAAGATTATTACGAGTCGTGCAGCGGGAAAACGGTTAAAGAATATCATTCCGAAGAGGGAGAGAAAGTATACGCAATTAACGGTGTCCCCTGCGGTGCGGAGTATATTCCCGCGGACGGGGAAGAGCTCGTCGTCATGCCGAAAATCGAGGGTAAAGCCTTAGGGTGGATTTTATCCATCGGAATTACTGTTTTGTCCGCAGGCGTCGGGGCGGGTCTTATCGGCGGTATGACGAGTATGTGGGCGCGCATGGGGTTATCTCTTGCAATCGGTATGGTGGGGAATGCACTGGTTAATAAGCTGACGCCGACCCCGAAAGCGGATTTGAGTAATACCGAACAGTCAAATACTTACGGATGGGGCGCTCCGACGACGTTAACAGGGCAGGGATACCCGCTACCCGTTGTCTATGGCACCGTTAAAACCGCGGGGATTATGCTTGCCCGACACGTGGTGTCCGAAGGAGAAAAGCAGTATCTGAATATACTCTATTGTGTAGCCGAAGGGCCGATTGATGAAATATCTAACATTGAACTCAACGGAAACCCGATAAGCAATTATTCTGATGTTCAGGTAGATATCCGTTTAGGCACAAATACACAGACGATTATTCCGAATTTTAATGACTCTTATGCCGACACCGGGCTTGCCTACGAACTCAACGATGACGGTAACTGGCATACGCACAAATTAGACGGGAATACGGCGCAGGGACTTGAATTAACATTTTCATTCCCCGCAGGGTTGTATTATTCGAACGATAGCGGCGGTACTTCTGAAACTTGGGTCGAATTGGAAGCGCAGTATCGAAAAGTCGGTGACTCCGACTGGAAGAATATAGAAGTTGGCCGGATTAAGAAAAACACCAATAAATCATTTTATCTTGTGTATTCTGTTCGTGATCTGACACCAGCACGCTATGAAGTACGGGCAAGATGCACCAAAAAAGATGGTACGTCTATTCGGTATGCGAATAAAGTGCAGTGGCAAGGCGTCACGCAGATTATTTATGACGATTTTGAGTACCCGGGCAAAGCACTCATCGGAATAAAAGCGTTGGCTACAGACCAGCTGTCAGGAAACGATCCATCGATGACGTGTCACGTGACACGCAGGAACGTTAATGTCTGGAATCCCGCAACAAAACACTATGAAGAGAGACCTGCTGATAATCCGGCGTGGGCTGTGTATGACATCCTGCATCATTGTTTAAAAATTGACGATGCAGAAGGTGGGTTTGAGTATGAAGCCGACGGCGTCCGGAAAGAAAATTTGGATTATTACGCTTTCAAAGCGTGGGCGGCAGCATGCGCTAATGCTGGAATGGCGTTTAATTATTTATACGACAGCGCTATGTCTGTGTGGGACGCAAAAGACTACCCGTGCCGTGTTGGCCGCGGAGCTATTCTGTTGATGGGTACTAAGTTCTCTTGCGTCTACGACTATGCAGGAACGCCTGTACAGTTGTTTACCGTTGCCAATATGAAAAAGGACTCTTTTAAAGAAGAGTTCCAATCTCGAGATCAGCGGGCAAATGCAGTCGAAATATCATTCTTGAATAAAGATAAGAACTACGAACGCGACGTGCTGACCGTCTACGGTGACGATTACGATACTGCAGAAAGAAATGTACAGCCGGTGCAGATCGAACTGATGGGGTGTACCTCATTGAAACAAGCTTATGCGTTCGGACGATACAAACTCAGGGCAAATAAATACGAGATCCGAACAGTCTCTTTTGACGCATTCGTCGATGCCATTGCTTGTACAATCGGCGATGTTATCCTTGTGCAGACCGATAATACGACGTGGGGCACTGGTGGTCGGATTCTAAGCGTTAACGGAAAAGAATTAACGCTGGATCAACCTATCGACGTTGATTACAGCTCAATTTTTGTCCGTGACCAGGACACCGATAAAATCTTTGAGACGGCAATTATCTCAATTGACGGAAGTAAAGTAACAGTTTCAGACGCTACCGGTTTTTCTGCAGATGCAGTTTATGCTGCAGGTAAAACGGGAAAAATAGCTAAGATGTTCAAGGTTTTAGCTATTGAAAAAGAGATGGACGACGCTACTCGGACTATTACCGGGATCGAATATTATCCGGAACTGTACAGCCCGGATACGAGTAAAGTGCCGGAAATAACGGCATACGATAATATCGTTAACGGCCCGACAGACCTTACCATTACTTGTACCGTTAAAACGGGTTACGGAGCCGGCACAGACTGCGCTGTGCATTGCACTTGGATTAATCCCAAGACAGCCAATACGGTATTTCTTGAGACAAAAGAAGACGGGGCTAATGTCTGGGTACACCGCGGAAGGTTTGAAAACAGCGAAAATTCTTATACTTTTGAAGCGGACGGAACCAAGAAATACACTGTCCGGGTGTATTCGGAAAACGAACTCGGCAAGCGATCTGGCTACTCTACGGCCAGAGTAGATTTATCTGCGTGGCTGCATCCCGCGGAAACGCCAAAAAACATCAAAGCATATACAAGATATAGGACATTGCCGAATGGGTCTCATAGATACGATATTCTTGTATCGTGGGAATCCAAAGATTTAATCGGGCGTGTCTGGTATAAAACAAACCACGTACAAGGCGAGGCAATCGTCATAGAAGACGGGCTAAGTGCCGATGAACTCGGCTTTGCTGGAGCGTGGGTATACGCAGGGCAGGGGAAAGGACAGCTGATTATTCCGCAAGCGCTACCAGGTGACACTTACAGAATAGCTGTCACGACTGCTGACGGACGGGGCGTGTTTAATCTCCCGGATGATGCACCAAAAATCGACAAATTGGTTGCGCTGAAATCCACAATTCCAAACACTCCCAACAACTTCAAAATGGTTATTGGAAGTGTGGCGCATTTATCATGGAATCCCGTAACCAACGCTGACGTACAGTTCTATGAACTTAGGACAAACAGCAACGCAGGCGGCGATTCAGACGCTTTACTGGCAAGGACTGACGGCTTATCTTTTGATGTTACACTGACAAAACGCAAAGGAACATTATACCTGTTCGCTTGCAACACCGAGGGAAAGTATTCTGCACCTGCAACAATATCGTATAACAAGCCCGCACCGTTAGCTCCACCTAAGCCCGATTTAATATCGGCAATCGGCGGATTTTCCGTTGTCGCTAATCCTATCCCTGCCGACTGTGCAGGGATGGCGGTATACATAGACCCCGCTGGTAAGAACATCACGAGGGTAACAACAACGAATAGTGTTTACTCGTATTCTTGTCCCGAAAATATTTATGAAGTATCTGTCGCTTATTATGACATGTTCGGCGAGGGGGCAAGGTCACCATCGAACACGGTCACAGTGAAACTTGTTATTGACGAATCAATGCTGAAAGATGGAGCAATTAGCCTTAAAAAAGTTGACGAATCAATCAAAAAAGCACTGGAAGCGGGGAAGGTTAGTCATGAATCTGTCAATCAGATAGTGTCCAATTTGAACAAAGAAGACGGCTATAAGACGTACAGCGCTTTAACACAGCTGAACGACGCTATCGAACTTCGGGTAAAAGATAACGAGATCATTAATCGCATTAATTTAACGCCGAAAGGAACGACGATTGATGGCGGCTATCTGCACATCACCGGTAAAACGACTATTGATAATAATGTCATAGTGAACGGTATGCTCGCCGCTAATGCCGTAACATCAGACAAGATAGCAGCAGGCGCGGTAACGGCGAATAAGATTAGTGTTAATAGTCTTGAGGCGGTATCGGCTAACGTTGGTAATCTTACCGGCGGAACTATATCAGGGACAACATTAATCGGTTCAACAATACGAAATGCGTCGAATACTTTTTCTGTTGATCCAGATGGGAACATAGTCGGGGCAACGCTTAAAGCGGGTACCATAGATGGTAATTCTGTAAGAATTAACGGCTACAACGTTAGAGCAGTTTCGATTCTAAAAGGTACCGGGAGAGGGGATTTTACAATTCCTCTCCCGGAAGGATATGAAGAAAAGGACTGCGTGTGGACGGCATTTCTGATGAGCAATGCGAGGAGTACCTATTCTTTTTCAATGAATGGAAGAAGAGTGCATTCCTGCGAAATATCGGGGGATTATCCCGACCCGCTGTGCGGTTACATGGTTATAGGTATTAAATAAAGGAGGCATAAATTGTGGTACGAATTTGATAGTGGAGGCGAGTGTCGGTTCTCTTCTGACGGCGCGGTACAAAGAGAGCCGGATATAACAGTTGTAGAATCTGATGTAGTATATCCGGATATTTCACGGCTTGTACTTATTAACGGGGAAATTGTGGAAATGGAGGAGACGGCGAATGAAGTTAACGATATTCCAACACGGTGAAATCAGGGATGAGAACGATAAAATCATTCAAGAAGGGACTTACGGAAAACATACCGTATTTACTTCTTCTGACAACCGCGGGATTTTAGACTATATCATCAATAACTTTGAGGTGCTATATCAAGCAGTGCAAGGTAATTTATCTGGCATTGTCGATGTAAATTCCAATCTTAATACCGTCAAGGAGTACATCAATAAGCAGAAATACGTACAGTCTGTAGACGGAAAGGGCTTATCTACAAACGACTACACGGCGGAAGAGAAAGCCAAACTGGCGAGTCTTGAGAATTACTCTCTGACGGCAGATAAAATAAAAACAGCTTTAGGGTATACGCCAGTAAATGAAGCTGCACTAAATGATAAAGTGTCTACTGTCGCATTAACGAACGCAATAACATCGGTGACGAATAACTTTAATCAGACACTTACAGGATACGCACAAAAATCAGAACTAAACGACAAGCAGAATAAATTGGATTTTGACAGCGCACCAACGGAAAATAGCGAGAAAATGCTTACATCCGGTGCTATATATACGGCAATTAAGCAAGCCGTACAATCCATTACAGATGTAGATAATACATCATTTTAAAAAAGGAGCAGAGGTATGACAATCACAAGGCAAGAAATCATTGACGCACTCATCAACGGGAGCGCCGAAATCGGGAAAGAAGAGTATGTAGATTTAGACGAAAGGAGTTTTTAATCATGACAAAAGGGAGAATATCTGTCGAAAGTGTAGCCGCTATTGCGAATGCAATTAGAGAAAAATTAGGTACAACCGCAACATATAAACCTGCTGAAATGGCACCTGCCATTCTGTCTATTCCGACAGGTGGAACAGGGGAAGAAATCCCGAAAATCTATGTAGCGAAAAAGCTTGAACATCAGAGTATTGTTATTACGCCGAGTGCTTTAACAACACCGGCGGAAATCGGTGATAAAAAGGTATATTCAGCTTCCGTATCTTCAATCGATATTAAAGTGGTACCCGCAGTAGGCTATGAAGCCGGGAACATCGTCGTCAACGGAAATGTTATGAGTAAAGAGGTTAATAATTACGTAATCGCTGGGGGAGAACAGATTACCGCAACGGCAGCTACGAAAATAGGTGAAGCACCAACGCTCGATATCCACGGCACGCTGATATTTACTGAAAATGGCGAAGATACATTGATCGCAACAAGCGATAAAATCAATACTACAAGTGCCGGATATCGTGTTAATAATGTTTACGCACAGCGTATTGAGGATTACTTGATAGCCGAAATCAATATACCGGGAATCGAAGAATTTTATAGCAAGCCGGGAATTTACACAACTTCTATCATTAATGTAAAAATCGGCGATGTATTATTCGATATGACACGCGAAGGTCCGAATAGTCTTTCAGGCGGAAGTGCGAAGGCGGATTTTGTGAAGTTAAAAGAGAACATCGGGAAACCGATTAATTTCTCAATCAAATATGAATAATTACCAAGGCGGGAGTCGTAAAGGCTCCCACCGTATTACTGTTATGAGGTATATAAAATAATGAGCATGGGGGATATGAGCCCAGAGGCGTTGGAAAGAATCGTCAGAATTGAGACAAAGCTGGACATGCTTGTCGAAATGATTCCGAAAATGCAGGAGCTACATTTGGCACACGAAAGAGCAGCGCAGAGCGCTAAATCAGCGCACCACAGGATAGACAATATATACAAGGTGGCAGGCTTAATATCTACCATCGTATCTGTTGTCATTGCATTAATCGGAAAGGTGCTGTGATATGAAAAAGTTAAAATCACTCTGGAGAAAAGCGAAAAGCTATTTCCGGAAACTGAATGCCCCGTTATTATACTGGGCAATACTCTATGCAGTCATCTGCATTTTTTGCATCTTTCTCTATATTCTAATGACTATTGCCGATTGGCTAATCACAGGAAAGGGAAACGAGCCGGAACTAAGACTTTTCATCACAATGCTTTTATCCGCAGGAGCCGTTGGCGGTATAGTCGGTATAGGGAAAATGTTCGTGGACAAAGACAACAATAAAATACCGGATGTATTCGAAAAGGACGATGGGAAACCACCGTTCTTTTTCGTGAAAGGAGAAAAAAGTGACGAAAGAAGAACTGGCAAGAGCGATAGCGAAAGGGATAATTGAAACAGGGATTGAGGGAGACTACGGTTCCGTCTCTTGCTCAACTGCTGGAGATTACCCATCAATTGGTGTAAGCCAATGGGAAGGAGAAAGAGCTAATCGTCTGTTGGAAAGCATTTCCGGCGGAGCGCATTATGCTTACCGCAGTTACTCTGATTTGAGATATTCCGGCGAACTCTGGGCGCTGAAAGAACTCTTGATGAGTGATGAAGGACAGCAGGCACAGCTCGATATGCTTGCCGAAGACTGTGAAGACTATGTAGAAACACTCTGGGAAGTCCCGGATCTTGACGATACAAGATGCACAATCTACGCCGGGATGTGGTGCCCGACATCTGAAACAGTAGTGAGAAACTTCTTAATGCGGAGACAAGAAAGAGGATATGACCTGCGGGACATCAATGTAATCTATGAACTTTTCAGAGAACAGTATGCCTACGCGGCGAGCTGTGAAGAATACGCGGAGGGCTACGCGAATAGAGCCGATGCAACGTATGAATATGTGATGAGTTTGGAGGAATGAAAAATGAACTATCAGGAAAAAGCAAAACAGATTGTTATCGATTACTACAATGAACATGTAGAAAAAACGGACAATAAAAAATTGACAGAAAGTGAAGTTTTTATCGTATGGTTTAGTAAAACATTGCAGAACTGGAAAGCGTTGATAAGCACGACAATAGTAGAACAGAATGAAACGGTAAAAATGAGGGGAAGTGCGGATTATAAAGAAAGATTCAAGGCAGAATACTGTCAAACAAAAATCCGGTATGACAAATTACACCAGATGCTTATTAAATATGAAGCAGGAACACTTGATTTTACTCCAACTTGTGATATTGAAATATTAGAAAGGCAAGCAAAGTACATGGGGAATTATCTTAAATGCTTGGAGATAAGAGCAGAAATCGAAAAAATAAAACTGGAGGTATAAATGTGGAAAATCAGAAAAGGGTTTATTTTATCGGCGGTCTTGCTGTCGCTGTGGTTGTCGCCGTTATTATCTGGTTCGTCTGTGCAGGCAGAAGTACAGTACACGATCTCCGAAACGGATCTAACGACATTAGAAACGAGCTTGAATCAGCTCAAGATAGACAGCGAGAAGAAAGACAAGCTATTGATACAGCAGCAAACGCAGCTGAACGAAGCACAGAAGCAGTTGGAAATAGTCAACGAGCAGCTGAAGAAATCCAAAGTATTGAACGAAGCGACAGAGAACTCATTGAAAATTGCCAGAGAATCATTCAACAAGTACGAGAAAGAGGCGGAACGGAAAATCAGAATTAAAACAAGGCAGCGAAATATGTGGATTGTTATCAGTGCGGTAGCCGTGGGAGCGGCGATCTCCCGGAGGTGATCCGATATCTACGAAACGGGGCGGGAGACCGCCCTCTTTTTTATTGCGCAAATTAATTTATAATGGTATTATATCTGTCTCTTATACACATCTCCGAGCCCACGAGACACTCGCTAAT